TTTTCCGACTGTCCTTAAAATTGCTATTGCCATGATCAATAATAATATCGCCTTCACTACAATATCGTAGTAACTCATTGATCGTCTCCTCTACTGTTTCTGCTGGTACAACCATCATAAAAACACCAGGGGAGGTGCCACCATTCTTTTTTTGTTTAACTACTTGAACAAGGCTTTGAATAGAAGTGGTACATCCACTGATATAACCCTTCTCAAATTGTTCCTCTGCCTTTTTATAATTGTTGCGATATCCATGGACTTCGATTCCTTCGTTAATCATGCGGCGGGACATACCCTCACCCATGCGTCCTAATCCAATGATGCCTACCTTCATAATTGTCGATTCAGTCATTGTATCTATTCAAAAAGGGGTGCTATTTGAGGTACTTTTGTCTTGGTATCACTATAAAACTCATCTCTATGTGCCTTCATTACATGTTTGGGAACTCCATAGTATCCCATATGCATCCACACACAATCAATATAACGCAAATCCTCACGATCTGCATAAAATGTTGTCATATCACAATACTGGACAATCTCGTAAGGTACTTCGATCTTCTTCCAAGTAAGTGGTTCTTCAATAAAAAGAGGTACAGTCATTTAAATGTATTCTCCAATACTTTAGGTAAATCCATGTGCCCGTGGAAGTAACCAGCAACAATGATGCCAATTACACACAATCCTAGCACACCTAAAGTAATTACTAAAGGTACTCTAGCGTCTTTTTGGTGTGCCATACTTTGCTTTTTTAACTGGTAGTGTTGACTCCATGCCAATTCCCAACAGAATAGCAAATCCAAATATAAAGATGTGTTCCATTACAGTGCATCCCAGAACTCGTCCCAATCCTTCTTGGAGTCACTTACATCTACAATTGGGTTATCAATATAGTTCTCACTAAATGCAAGATCATAGATCTCATTTAGAATGACTGCGTGTTCGTTGTACCATTTGCTATCGGGAAGATGCCTATGCTGTTGCTTGCGAACAGCAGTAAAAATCAACTTCCATTGATGGTGGTTAAGATTTGGAGTCATTTTGTTCCTCTGTAGGTTTTCTCAACAAGAATGATCCATCATCATTCTCTACCCATTCTAATAGGTCACCTTCTTCCCAACCCAAATCCTTAAGCATATATTCGGGAATGTGAAGAATTCCATCATCATCAACAGTAAATGTTGTCTTCATTTGTCAGTCATGCGTCGATGGTCAGCATCAAGTTGTGCTCTCATGTCATAGTAACGTTGTTCTTTGAGATTGTAGAGTCGTTGTGAATCTTTGTCGCTGCCAACACCAGATTCATAATATGATTCCCAATTTTTTGGTTTCCATAATTTAATGTCATCACGTATTTGTTCAATACGGTCTTCAATTTCCTTTAAACGATATTCGATGAGTTCCCAAGGTTGCATAACTCTCCATAGCAATGACCACATCATAGCATGGGTGTCAACCCTTGCATTTATTAATGTGGGTAACTACCTCAACAACTCCATTACGAAAATATAATCTACATTCAGGGAATGGTGCATAGTGTGCATCCCACGTTGCAGGATATACAACTGCTGTTCCCCAATAGTCCATAGGACGAACTACACCACGACTACCATTAGGAATCCATCTAAATCCAGTCCAAGGTTTGCTTTCATCGAGTGGAGTCTCCTCAAAGTCATGAGTTCCACTATAATCAATCTCATACAATCTTCCCAAAGGATCTAACCAAAAAGACCCCATAAAAGACTCAAATGATTTAGTTTGTAACTCCTTATTAGTAAATCCTGGTCCAATGTCAAAGTTGTTGTAAATTGTGTCAAACATTCCCATGTTAGATCTCCTCAATCTGGGTCTTTGTTTAAGTAAAAACCTCTCCAATCTGCCACTCTGATGCAGAGGTCCATGTCCCACCCCAACTTCCTATTAGCAGAGGTAGATGATCTCGGTTTATATACCATGCCATCTGTAAAATCAACAAATGCATGTATTTGTGGTTCATCATCTTCAGTGATTTGAAGTATTTTAAAATACTTCCTATTGTCACAATCCATGATGAATGCGCCCAGATCGAGGTTGTTATCTAACTCCCTCTTCTTGTATTTTGACTCAAGAGACTCACCTTCTTGCTCCAATGTTCTTTGAAGCACCCAATATGATTCTCTTCTATAGTCTTTTGTCAATGCTAAACAAAGGAGACCTGTCTTTAGATAGGTCTCCTGCTTAAACTTTTGGACAGCATTCTGTCGTTGTATATAATCTTCTTCGATCTCTTGTTTGGTTTTAATTCCCTTCTTATAGAGATCAAGTAAATCAGAATCCATTACATCATTGTGTCTATACTATCTAGTCATCGATTTGAATGCTTCTTTGAATTTAAACTCTTCTTTGAGATTGTAGTAAAGACGATAGTTTTCTGTTTGGATGTAATATCCAGTCAAATCAGATCCATCGTCAGTCCATCCATAACCAACAATCCTCTCATTGATGTCTTGAAGATCAGTCTTCCTATTGGTGTGAAGATAGTGGTTGAATCGCTGATGAAGGTTGATCATTAACAAACCTCTTTGGTGTGTGAGGATATTCTAACAGCATCTAGGTGCAAATCAATCATCCTTAATGTTTAATTTATGTTTGTGTAATGATTTATTAAGGTTTACTCGTCAATCTTCGGTCCCCACATCCCAGAATCACCCTCCATGCGGTTCTCCAATTTATCAAAGATACCATCCATGGTTTTGATAGTATCGATCTTCTGAACCATCTCTGCAATGGCACTGCACACATATGGTTTTTCTTGACGCGCAGCATATGCTAGCGCATTCCTAAGTGCAGACTCAGCATCATTCAAAGATTCTTCAACAGACTGGGATAGTGCCATAATACTCTCGTTTGTTTTACTATTCTATAAAATCAGATCCAATGTGTCAAGTCAACCAAGTCACAATGGAATATCGTGTTCCCTCTTCAACGGGCATGATCTCATGTGGATACATGAAGTTAGATGGGAATACAATGGCAGAACCCATCCCACCTCTTATCTGTATCTCCCTATCAAAGAATGCCATGTTACCACCAACATAATCATCATTTAAGTTAATTGAGATTGATATGGTCCTCATTTGTTCTTTAAAACTATCAGTATGTTGACCATAATAACCACCAACCTCATACCTCAACAAGTCATAACCACTATCAGATTTAAGGAAGCATGATGGGAAGTCTGAGATATATCTCTGTGCTATGCTGTTTACCTTTTTGAATAGCATAGAGTCTATTTGTTTCCTCACATCAATATTCGCTTCCAAAATCTCCTGATTTGAGATAGGAATAGTATCACAATTGCGAACTTCTCTATTCTCAACACCTTGACCAGTCATTGCTGATGCCCATTCATTAGCATTAGAATACTCACCAAGAATTAAATTACAATCGTCCATATCAAGAACGTTATCATATACCTTGATATATTTTGACAGTGGTGACTCACTACTTGGTGTAGCATTAATTATTGGGGTTGTTTTGGCCTTCACTTTATCATCAGCGTAACGATGATCTTTATCAAAATAATACTTAAAGTATGGTCCGTTTGTCCTCACATAATGCAAGAATACTTGAGTGCATGACTCACCTTCAAATGGTTCTCTTCCATGTCTCCCAACCATACCAAGATAAAGCATGGCATCGCCTGGACATAAAGATACCTCATTCCTCCTACCATCTGGAGACTCAATCCAGATGTTCCATATCTCACTACAATCCAAATTTACAGTAAGAGAGATCTCACACTGAGGTTTATCTACATGTGCAGGGAGTTCATTACCCTCTTTGTATATTCTTGCATAAGAATATGTTGGTAAAACAGACTCCCCAATCAGTTGTGACACTGTGGTGGTCTTCTCTACCAACAATTCTACAAATGGTATGTAATCGAACTTTGCATCCGATCCTGGAACCTGAGGGTCTGATGATAAATCATACCTCTCAGTGTATTCTTTAAACTTTTGTGCTAATTCTGTTGCTCTTGCTGATGATATAAAGTTAGGGACAATTATATAATTGTCCTCTGTCAATTTTTGATTCATTCTTATCGGGTGGTTTCTTCGTCTTCTGCAATTAACTGTTCGATTTCAGATACAACTTGCTCTGAAGCATCTTCTTCAAATAATAACTCAAGGTTGAATTCGCTGTCAAGAAGATTTAAATCAATATCATCAAATCCGTTCAAAGATTCTTCTGGTTTTATTTCTTCTGGTGTGAGCAGAGATTCCATGTTAATGTCATCAACGTCAACAGCATCTACAGAATCAACTTTAAAATGATTCTCATCTACAATATCATCAAAGAGAGATGGATCAGCATTCTCTTCAAAGATTGTCAGATTGTCATATCCATTCTCAAATTCAAATGCCTTCTCACTCTCAGTCAGATTGCCTCTAATCTGCTCATTTCCATAAAAGAGATTCTCATGCGCTTCTGCAACACGTTGATGAACCTTTTCCATCTGCTTATCATGATCTTCTCTCATAGAATCAAGAGATTGCTCATGTCTTTGTTGCATCTCTTCCATCTGAGATTCAAGTTCTCTCATTGCCTCATGCCATGAGAGTGCTTGTCTCTTCTCTTCTTCTTCTTTGAGACGCTTCTCTTCTTCCTGTTTATTCTTCTCCACAGTCCAATGATCTACATAACGCTCAATCAGAGAACGTGTTGCGGGAGTGTTAGGAACATCTCCAGAATCATATTCCACCTCACCAGTTCCTTCTGGTGTTCCATTATCATGCCATTGGATCGCCCAAAGATGTTCAATGTCAGCAAAAGGCCAGTTATCTGGAGTAAACCAGATACCGACATTATCGATAGAGATATATCTATCTGCTTCAATTAAAGTAAATCGTTTCATTCCTCTGATACCTCTCTTACATCAGCTGTTAAAATTTTACCTTCGCTCGCTTGGTGTAACATTTGAGCAGCAGCAGAGAGAACATTGATGTTACTCTCATTTGCCTTTACCATCTCATTTCTAAATGATTCAACAGCAGCACCTGTAGATCTTTGTTGCTGTGAATTTTCAATGGTTAGCATTGGCAACCAAGTAATTGCACATCCCCATTCATCAACAGGTTCACCAGTCTGTGGATTCATACCTCTAATTTGAGTGTACCATGCACACTTGAGACCAATGCAGTCTTTTTTGATAAGTGGACAATAATTTCCTGGTTTAATTTGTGCCATAACAATTCACTTAATTAATTTAGTATAACATATTTAGTTTAATGAGCATAATATAACATCAACATATGTCACCGCTAGGTTGATTCCAGTTTGAGTGTTACTATTAATCGTAACTGATCCAGAGAAGGGGTGATTGTGTGCTCCACCACCTGAACTCTCATTCATACCACCAGTAGCATTGGATCCACTGACTTGTCTTGAACCAGCATTACTAAATGGAGTGGATCCACTGCCACCAGTAGGTCCAAATAATGAAGGGTGAGTGTGATCTGGCAACTCTGTAAGTGCTAGTGTATGATTACCAACGTTTGTTGCAGTTCCAGGTGCTAAGTTAATGGTAAATGTATCATTAACCGAAGTAACTAAATTACCACTAGTGGATGATAAAACTGTAGTAAAGTTTGTTGTACCACCAGATCCTCCTCCAGTTCCAGATACAACCCTCAATGCTTTGTTATTATGTGTAGCATCCTTAGTCCATCCAGTGGGAGCATTTGCTTGGAAGAAGAACTTCTTCGTCCCTGCTGGATACAACCAATAAAAACTGTTGATAGAATTTGCGGAGTCTGCAATATCAAATTGGACTCCAGTAGATGTTAATCTTGCCATATCATGCGAACGAGCAGAGAATTACGTCAATATACTGAAGTCTGAGATCAATTGTTCCAGATCCCGTCGCAGTAAAGTTAATAGATCCAGAGAATGGGTGGGTGTGAGCATTACCAAGACCACCAGGAGAGTTAACTCCTCCAGTGTTGTTACTTCCTGGAGTTCTGAATGAAGATCCACCACTAGAAGCGTTTGCAGTACCACCAACTTGAGAGTTGTGTGTATGGTTTGGAATTTCAGAAACAGTCAAAGTGTGACCACCAACAGTACCGCTTACTGGGACATTTGAACTAAAATTTACATTAACTGTTTGGTTTGTATTTGGGAATACTGTAGTAAATGAATTACCTCCAGCACCAGAAGTTCCACCAAATCCAAAACCTCCACCTGTCCCACTGACAAGACGGAGTGCTTTATCATTATGAGCAGTTACTTTTGTCCACCCAGTAGGTGCAGATGCTTGATAAAATACACTTACAGTATTTTGTGCTAATACAGAATACTTTGAACTTAATGTAGTACCATCATCAAAAGTTATACCCGTAGCGGTTAATGTTGCAGCCATCTCGCAATAATATTCCTTTTATTTACTTATTTATCAAGTGCATTTAATCCAGAATCCATCATCAGTGAATTCCCAACCATCTGCAAGCACTGCTTGATAATTTTCATATTGTTCCTTCATTGCATCAGGAACAAAAGGTGGCCATTGATTCCTATAGAATTCTTGTGTCCACCCATCATTATATTGAGAGTTTGCTTGAACTTCATTCATAATATCAGGGTAGATCTGACGACGTGGTTCATCACTACCCATCTCACGTTCATAAACTGTCTTGCCACCATCAGGTGACTCATAAATTTTAACACTCATTGCTCTTATTAAACTGTTTACGACACTTCTTCACTGCTTTCAGTTCATCCTTGATGCGCTGATATGCTTCCTCTGGAGGTAACCTCTTTGCCATCTCCATAGCAATGATGACATCGACTCTGGTTCCAAAGTGCTTGAGTGCTTCCTCAAAGCAATTTAATTCTTCATACATTGTTTAATGCCTCCAAAGATGCTTCATAATCACGCTGGAAGATAGCAAGTCCTTCACGAGTCAGAACACTATCATACATTGCATCAAATACCTTACCAGGCATAGTTACAACATCAGCACCGTACATAAAGCAACGTGATACATGATGTGCATCACGAAGAGATGCTGCAAGCACCTGTGTCTTCATGCTATGAACTGTACGAGTAGTAGCAATAGCACGTACAAGCTCAACACCACTAAAAGAATTGTCATTGCAACGACCTACAAAAGGAGAGATGTAAGTTGCACCTGCCTTCATTGCCATACATGCCTGTGCAACAGAGAACACCAAAGTAACGTTTGTCTTAATATTTTTCCCTACGGATAGATGACGACAAACTTGCAAACCATCAGGAGTACACGGCAATTTAATAGTTGCAGACTCACCAAACTTCTCAGCAAGGCGAAGTCCTTCATCATACATTGTTCCAACCTCACCAACCACTTCCATGCTGATGTCACGGACACCAATATCAAACATCTCCTGATATACATCCTCAGGATCACGACCACTCTTACGAATAAGAGATGGGTTTGTCGTTACACCATCAACAAGTCCCGTTTGGAAATACTTACGGACTTCATCCGTGTCTGCTGTATCAAGAAAGATTTTCATTTTTCTCCTAAGGAGTATTTGTCAAGATTATACTGTGGTGGATGATGATTGTCAATTTGTGCCTGCAATCTGTTCTCAAGTTCGTACAAATCATTAATTAAACTGATTCGTTCCAACTCAAGGTATTTTACTCTTTCTTCAAGTTCCACAACTCTTTGTGATACAGAATTATCTTCAATACCCCACTTTTTAAAAAACCAATACGGATCTTGTTTCATATAATCCCCATGTATTTAAGGTAACGACGATATGCCATGAATCTACCCAATCTTGGTTGATCTTTTACACCCAACTGGTGACAGATCTCACAGTACATCAACCACTCATACCATGGAGTAGTTGGATCTAATTCATGATAAGGATAATCACTTGTAGATGAATGGGTCACGGTTCTTGTTCCTAAACCTTTGTATATAGTCTCTAATTTTGTTGATGATTTTCTTCACAGTTTACCACCAACAATACCATCATTAACAACACGACTGTTACTCTCACTCCATCCTTCCTGAACACCTTTAAGATGGAACCTAGTCATGTCAATGACAACTTCTTTAGTCATGCCAGTGATAATCCCTTTACCATTTTTATCAAATGATTCCCAGGTTCCCCACTTCTTCTGTTCTACACGGAAGCAGTCATCAATCCAATCAACTTCCGCAATCTCTGGATGTTCTTTTGCTTCTTTTTCACGACGCTCTGCTTCGTCAAACATTTCGTCAGGATAAGGTTGAGTGTCCATCATTCTTGTGATTCTTTGTTTTTGTTAAATCCAAAAGGCATTGCCTCCTGTTCTTTTTCTGCACGCATCTTGTGTGCAAGACCACAGAGGGTTTCCATAACTTTAAGACAATCTTCAGTCTTAGATCCCTCTGGCATGTTGCGAAGAACAATGTCAAACAAAGGGAAGAACCTATCCGCTGCCTCTTGTACTTCTTCAGGAGTTAGTGGTGTTTTGTTCATTTTTATAAGGGTGTGGTTTGTTTACTCGATTGTTGACAACAGAATTGTGAAGTTGCTTAAGTGCTTCAACAGTCTCAGGAGTTTCTTCCCAAGTCCATACATCACCAGTCTTGCCAGTAAAAGTTCGTTGTGTCATGTTATTCTCCTGACTGTCGGTATTCTATCACAGAGTTAGTTTTGATGCAATGTGTTTTGCTATGATGTTATTTGTCTCTTCTCCTGGGTGAGTACAATCTCTACCATGATCAACTATCTTAAAAGTAATACAATCTGGGATGTACTTCATATTTGCTTGAAATAAAGTAAAATCCAAATACTGAGTATCACTCCACATCTGTTGAGCAACTAATCTAGTCATTTTTAGATGCCCATCAATATTTGAATCAAATCTTGTCCATGCTTTGCCAAGATCACCACTATCGGATGTCCATGGACCACAGTTCTCAATAGAGAATTCTTTTTTAGTATGTGGTTGGTATCTAAACAACGTGCATCTGTTTGCACTTGTCCAAGCAAATACCACTGCTCTTGGTTTAGGGTAAACTTGTTTCAATATCGCAGAGTTATACAAAGCAAATTGTGGACTTGATCCAGGTACTCCCATATTAATTGTAGGAAAACCCGTTATCTTTGTAACCTGTGCTGATAGTGTCTCATCAATTGCTGCACCAACACCAAATACATTAGAGCATCCAAATATAACAATAGATTCACTCCATGGTATTGTATTAAACTCTGCTGTCCGATAGAACTCAGAGTTTAATTTATAGGATACAATCTTCTTCCTATACTTCCAATCCTTTGGTTTTATCTTGAGATTATTTACATATTCCTCCTTTGAATCCTTATCATAAAAGGCGCACAACCCACCGTCGCACCCCCTGTCAAACATAGGTAAGAACTTCATGAGAATATTCGTATGTTATGCATTCTAGACCACCTTGCACAGTCGGTCTCATCATTTAATATTGGTTCTCCTTTGATGTTTAAACTTGTATTGAGAAGAACTGGATGACCAGATACCTTTCCCCACCGCATAAGAAGATCATGCAATCTAGGAGCATCTGACTTCTTAACTGTTTGAACCCTACTAGTTCCATCTACATGTACAACACCAGGAAATAATTCTGGTGTCTTACATCTTACAGCATGTTGCATATATGGACTCTCAACCAAATCATCATGCATATCAAAATACTTTGCAGCATATTCTATTGGAACTGTGGGAGAGAATGGTCTGAAAGGATCTCTCTTCTTTATCTCATTTACTTTATCTTTAATTCCTCTTTGCATTGGATCTGCAATCAAACTTCTTGCACCCAGTGCTCTGGGACCAAATTCTGCTCTACCTCTTGCAAGACCACATACCTTATGTTCTTTTAAGTGGTCAACAATTGACATATTGTTTGCTTTTTGAATAATTTTATATCCAAGATAAGGGGTAAATGGAACTTTTACTTTTTTATGTGCTAAGACTGCACCAATAGCAGACCCTGCATCTCCTGGAGCAGGGATAATCCAAACATTTTTAAAATGATCATATGCATGTCTATTTGCTACGCAATTCAATGCACATCCACCAACCAGAGTTAGGTTATTGGTAGAAACCAATTCACTCGCCAATCTCAATATGTTATTAAATAATATCTCATAAACTTCTTGTGTTGCTGCAGCAATATCTTCAATTGATTCTTCTGGTTTCCAGTCAGAACATCCCCTGTGGAAGTTCATCTTACAGTTAAAATCTCTGTCGATCAACTCGGACAATATATCATTCTTTAGTTTATTTTTGTCCCCAAACGCAGACAATGCCATAAGAATGTACTCTTCTTCATTTGGTTTAAAACCACATCTCTGAGTCATAGCAGAATACCACAATCCAATACTGTTAGGATAGTTTAATTGCCATCTCAGTCGAAGATTTGGACCATTTGCTTCCCAAATACTAGCAGTTTTAAATTCACCAATAGCATCTATTACTACAATTGCAGACCTTCTAAACTTACTTGTATAGTAACCAGCACATGCATGACTGTAGTGATGGTTTATAAATTTGTGCCTACAGTTAAAATACTTTGTAAAGTTATAAACAAATGGTCCCTGACCCGCCATCACTTGCCGTAGTCTTTTTTTAAATGGATCCTCATACCAACAAATTAAACCAGGTTCTCCATACATCATTGCATGAGACAACAGTCCCTCACATATGTCTGGATCATTTTTTAAACCACTGAAACGTTCGCTCTCACTAGCAAAAACAAGATTGTTATTAGAGAATACTGCTAGAGCAGCATTGTGACTATTCGCTGAAATCCCCCAGGTTATCATAGTGCTTCTCCCAATAACTAACGGGTAAAGTTGGGTCTTGTTTGATATATGGTTCTACTTTATTTGCTGGACACATAGAGCAAAAGGACTCATCCTGTCTATTCAGGAACTCTTCAAGTTCTTGATCACTACAATCTGAGGTCAATGGTTCATATTTTAGATAATAATCCCAATCCTGACTTAAATTGTATTTGTTTGCTTGCATTGGAAGATATGCAAGTGATGGACACTTCCATAACTTCCCTTCGTGTATTTGTAAAGCATGTTTTGACACACACTTCTCCCAACTCTGACGAGGATTACCATCCTTATAAGGCATCATCCCACTACCAAATCCCTTGTATTGAGGTGTCCAGTGAGTGTTAGTAAAGTCCCAGAATTCCACATGCACCCCAAGTTCATGTCTCCATGATTTGGCAAGTTGATAACCTTTTTTAAATCGTCTTACATAATCCTTGTGTTTGGTGCTGTGAATAGATATTGCTAAATTTGTCTGGGTTGCTATTAATGCTTTTGGTAGTCTCGGATGATTGTGTAAAAAACTAGCGTTAGATACTAAATCAATTTGTACAGACGGATCAGGATATATCATTCTAACCAAATAAACTATATCGGTTAGATCTTTATTTAAAGTAGGTTCTCCACCAAGTATAACAAATGTTTCAGGGACAATACGTTGACCCCATGTATATAGCCACTCTCTAGCAGTTTCTAAAGATAAGTTACCAGAATGTCCATGATTAGAATAATGCGAACAACCCTCACATGTAAAATTACATGCGTGGGTAACGTGCAACTCTATCTGTTTAGTCGTAACTTGCATAATTAAAATTAATCAACAGTCTACGGTCTGTTGTTGTACATGTTGTGCCAGTATGTTTTATCCCACACGGGAATATACAAAATCTATTAGCAACACTATCACACTTTGTTCCATCCTCAAACAAAGTGTATCCATCATTAGTATTAATATAATAGATTCCTGTTGTTAATGTGTGAGGATAGTCATCATGGAATCCATCCATCATTACCTTTAATTTTTCAGTTCTTATCATACAATTCGCTTTGATTCTAGCAATAGAAGACATATTTGTCCTCTCAATCAATGGTTTTAGTAATTCAAACGCTCTTGGAATGCGAACTTCAAACATTGAATGAATGTATGATGAAAAATGATAGTGCCCATCCCCAATCTGAGCACACCCTGGAACAAAATGCCAATTGCAAGAATTTTCTATTGTTCCATCATCTAATTTACCTTCAAAATAAAGACGGATTCTATTAAAATCATCTGGATCCAGGTAGTTATCAATTATCTGTATCATAGATAGAATAGTTAAAGTTAAGAACCAATCTACGATTAGTATTGGTACACGTTGTTCCAGTATGTTTTGTTCTAACAGGAAATCTACAAAATCTATTAGCAACGCTCTCACACTTTGTCCCATCTTCAAACAAAGTATATCCATCATTACTATTGATGTAGTAAATGCCTGTCATCAAATCACTATTAAAATCCGTGTGGAATCCTTGGGTAAACTCAATTATCTCAGGTGTTTTAATAACACAATTTGCTTTAATTCTAGCAATAGAACACATCCTCTCCTTCTGAATAATAGGAGACAATAAATTAAATGAATCGCTTAGAATTGTATACTGCGAAAATATTAACTGAACAAATTGGAAATGCCCATCATTATCCAAAGTAATACCAGGATAATACATCCAAGTACATGAATTATGAGTTGCTCCACCATCCATATCTCCCTCAAAATATGCACGGATAGTGTCATATTCACGTTGAGGAAGGTAATTGTCAATAATCTCAATCATCGATATACCCCGTTTTTTTCAACATCTCAACTGCTTCATCAAAAGACTTATAAAGAATCTGCAAACAGATACATTTACGATCTGTCAGTCCAGGTTCTGTCGGAATAACAGAATGTGGTTTAGATACATCCAAGAGATAAGCATCTCCAGGTTGTGCCATAAATCTAACTGCCTTTTTAAGATGCCCCTCATGGAAGATTGCACCGTCTGTTTGATTAGCAATCTTTTGAGTATCTACATCCGCCGCTGGTGGATAGTAAAACTGAGTGACGCACCGATCTGTTTTAATATAGAAGTTGACAATTGCTTCTATATCACTATCAGTATGTGGAGGAATTTGATAGTTAAGTTCCATCAGAGATAGGGTGCATTTATCCCTATGATCTTCTGGAATTACTTGTAAGAGATCTTCATCTTTTGTGGTATGTACATAAGAATACTTGATACCCATGAATCCAATGGGAGTATCCAATCCATACTCAATCTTTTTACCTTTTTTGCTGTAATGATCAACAACAAATTGTTTATTCAACTTACGAAAAAACATTTATAAACTCCTATGAGTAACTGTATTCACGCCATTCAGGAACATTGCATTCTTCCAAATCAAACGCAACTGAACTCCATGGTGCTCTTGGTTGCTTTCTGAGCTTCAATTTAGTTTGTTCAAGTAATTTATCACTCTTAAGGGTATTACATCTTGAACATGCTACAACCAAATTTTCCCAACTGTCATCACCACCTTTACTTCTAGGTATGACATGATCAATAGTCAACCTACTTGTTGCGCCACAGTATTGGCAAGAGTTTCTGTCTCTCTTGTATATCATCGATCTTGATGGACGACTCTTAGCAAGTCTATTCACTGGGACTCTGATATAACTCAACAATCTAACTACTCTGGATGATAACACTTGTACCTTCTCTTTGAGAACTAAGATTACCGCTCTCTTCCAATTAGTGAAGTTAATTGGTTCATAACTTGAATTGAGAACTAGAACCGTTTGATATGGTGCGATCTTTAAGTGGTCCATACAAGTTACTAGGTGTTGGGACATTATATCACCGATACATCCTATCTGACAAGTCTAAGATAAAAAGTATTTCTTCAATTGTGTTCATTGTTCCTTTGCTAGAGTTTAGAATCTCTCTTTTTTTCCTGACTTGGTTCATTTTTTTCAGGACATTTGGATTCTTCTGCAACCAAAGGTATTCATCCTGAGTGATGTCATCAAAATTACCCTTGTTTATCTTACTGACTATACTAAAGTATTTAATCCTGTCGGTAGCGTTCATGTTTTTGAGGGGTGCATAAAGTCAACAACTATTACACAGCGATAATACTTATTCGCTATCGTCGGTGGTGGCATCACTGGTTGATGGTTAATATGTGAGTGATGAATCAACAAAGAATTCTCATCTCCTGGAATAATTATCTCTCTATCACCATTCTCAATCAAAGTTCCATAGATCCGTGATGGATTGTTGAGATAATAAATCATCCCCAAATCAAAATTCTCATGACTGTGACTATTCCTATAGTTTATGTATAGTTCATTCTTATAGTCATCTGGATTAGTTCCCTTCATCCTCTTTGCCCAGTATGACTGAACCTTATATTCTTTGACTCTGGGATTCTTTGTTACCTCTGCATAATTATACAGGTGTTTCTTGACCATCCTAAAAAAAGTATACCAACTTGTCTTATGTGTTAGTTTTCTTTTGGATATTTGATTGGTTGCCTCTACAGATCTATCCCACTTATCTTCACATGTCCGCAATTCGTCATCAATCTCATCAAGAAGATTGTCCATATGATATCTGGTGAGCATATTATATGCTCTATAGATTGTGTTACCACAAAAATCAAAGTATTCAAAATCCCTATCGTCATTCCAATAGGGATCTTCACAACCAGTGGGTCCAACTACTCTAAATGATCTATAATACTCATCCTTAATTATTTCATCAAGTCTACTTTTAGCAGATACTCCTGCCTTATCAGCAAGTTGATTAAGAATATCTTCTTGTTCTTTAGATAAATTAAGTGTCATATTTCTTCTTCCAATAACTTACTGGTAGCAAAGGATTCTCTGGGGTAAAATAGTCCTCTTTAGCAGGACACATTTTGCAAAAAGACTCTTCTCTACGAGTGAAGAAATCTTTCAATTCTTCTTTACTACAATCATGACTAAGAGGAGTATACTTTAGATATGGATTCCATTTATCCGATAGATTATATTTGTCTGCTTGCATGGGAAGATACGCCAATGCAGGACACTTCCAGAGTTTACCCTCATGGAGTTGCACACACATTTTAGATACACAAATCTTCCAACTACTTTTGGGATCATTATCTTCATATGGTTCCATCTTATCACCAAATCCCTTATACTGTCGAATCCAGTGGATAATAGATGGTCTCATTTCTACTGGAGCACCTTTAGCAATCCAGTTCTTCATCAATGCGTAGATTGGTTCAAACTTCTTCCTATACTCTGGATCCCCATCAGAGTGAACAGACACACCAAGAGTTGTGTTGGTATCAATCAGTGCCTTCCAAAGGTCTGGATGCCTGTCCAAAAAGAATCCATTAGATACAATATCAATTTGAGAATATCTCCACTTCCTTCTAGTCAAATACACAAACTTTGTCAGGTCTTTATGCAGAGACGGTTCTCCACCCATGAGAGTGACTCTCTCTGGAGCAATCCGTCTACTCCAAGCAGTGAACCACTCATCCGCCTCTTCAATACTAACAGAACCAGAGTGTCCTTGATTCATGTAATGGGTACAACCCTCACATGTAAGATTACATGAGTGAGTTAAGTGTAATTGAATTTCGTGTGGTACTTTTAACATATTAGTTTACATTACATGCAAGGACCATTCTCTCAGACGTAGATTGATTAGTAGGAACATAATGTGCAATAGAAGATGGAAATATTACTATAGATCCCTCTTCAATACCACTCGGTTCATATTCCATTACATTACCATCATCCAAACTGTGGAAGGGGGCAATAAATGTTGTAGGTCTATGATACTTTGGATCATATTTAATGTAGCAAACCACACTTAAAGCACCCATTCCGTGATTATGTACCGCATGGGAGTGTGCCAAGTTATATACTTGGAACCAAGAATTCTGGATGGTGGGAATCTTATCGAATCCCATCTCCTTAACTCCCAATCTTAAATCATCAAACAAAACATTTTGAATCAAATTATCATATCGGGTTGTTCCCATATTAAAATCAGTAAACTGTTCTCCCTCTTCCATGAGTGGTTTACTAAACTTCTCATAAATTTGGAGGAGTTTTTCTCTTTTACCTTCCCAATTAATGATCTTAGATTGATAAAAGGGAACTACCCAATCTTTAACAAAATGTTCAGTTAAACTCTTCATTACGTCTACGATCTAAATATTCTATAATTTCGCTACGCCACTCCATCAATTCATGATAGCATTTTTGATTGTGAGCACACTGGCGCAGTTCATGATCTGGTTTGAGAACACTCTCATAAAACAAACCCAGTGCATCACGACGCTTTTCTTGTTTGGCGCAATCCATTCAGGACTCCTTTTGCTTTACTTTAAGTCCACCCACCAATACCTTCTTGGTATCAGAATACTCTGACATATGGGAGATGTACGAGGAGAATAATAGCACCTTATTTGTAACAGGTAGCACTTTATAAGGTTCTCTTAATGTTAAAACTGTAGCACCGTCCTCACAAGTATTAAGATATAGGATAAAACTATAATCTTCATTATGATCGTGCTGGTGCTCACTCATTGTTCCACCATTAGAGTAATCTACTAGGTGCAAATAAGTATACTCTAAGTTGATATTAATTAATTCTTCACATTTTATTCTCAACGCATCAATATAGTTATAAAAGATAGATGCATGTGGAAATTGTAGCAGATTTGTAGTCGCAAAGCAATTCGGACTTAAACTACTATCCACTTTATCTTTAAAGATTTCAGGGGATGTTAGTGCAAGTTTAAGTAAAGACTTGCAATATGCAACTATCTTTTCAGATACAAAAAATTCTTCAATCATCGACATATCCAACAAATTCAATGTCTTCAAACTGATCAGCAGTTATCTCGTATTCTCCAACACGATACCAATGTTCACCTTGTTTATTACCAAGATACTCAATATCGTCACACTTGTGCTCACGCAACCATGCCTGGAGACGTTGATGCTTTAGTTCAGTTTGTGAAATCTTCATCACCATAAACCTCTGTATATTTTTTGATGAGAGAATCCCTCATTTCATGATATGGAGTTAGATCCATATCATATTCGTCTCCAAAATTCCAGTTATCCCCATGCTGAATAGCAGCGATTGCAGCACTAATCATGGTCTTGAGACCTTCTTTATCGCAGGTAATCTGCACTAAAGTGTCTGGATGTGGATTAGATTCCATCATCATTTTTCAATCCTCCAATTGATGTCACCTTTTTTGTTTACCCAAAAACAACATTCTTTGTTAAGAGATTCCAGGAGATACTTATCTTCCTTGTCCTCCATTATACGACATGAATGAAATTTTAGCATACTACTCTCAAAAATGAGGTTTGCTCTTGGACTGATTGGTGTTACACAAATAAATTTTGTCCTCATGTTACAAATACTGTCCCAGGTTTTGCCTGAGTGCGATGTTTTTTGATAAAGGTCATAGCAGACTTTTCAGTTCTACACTCCTTCAGGTGTTCACCATTATACACCACCATGAATGATTTTTTACCAATTATGGGGATAGCAGCATATCCATCCCTAGTCACAAACCCATCAGTACAATCCTTGTAAAAATTGTAGATGTCTCGGAGTTCTTTTTTAGTTGGTTCAGTCATGACAAACTTACAGTAATTCTGGGTTCAATGTGGACGGGATTGTGATGAACAAATTTGGGTATATACAACCCATCACCTGGGTTTAGAGTGACCTGATCACCATTGTCAAACACATACATCATCCTACCAAGAGATTGTACAATCAAAACATCTTGATCGTCATTGTGTCTACCCATGGTTACTGCTTCCTTATGACGGGAAGAATAGATATGCATATCATTGTATCCATGCTTGGAGAACTTCATACGAATGTTTTGAAGCAGTCCAGGATAAACACCACAATTAACTACAAGATCTGTTGTATCACTAATCTTACTATAAGTCTCAATCTCTTTTTCGTATTGAATTTGTTTGTCAATGTGCTCCCAAGTAATCCCAATAACAAATTGATATTGTTTTGGATAGTAGCGGTAGTCTTCTGTCATCGTTTGATAGTGGAGATAGCGGGTTGACCTTGAACAAATACTGTGTCAACAACATTCTGAAGACGTTTGACTGTTGAGATACCAACGTTGCTGTAGACGGGAACATGAACCAAACCAAAAGATTTGGTATAGTCCTGAAGATTGCCAGGGGTGAGAGATCCATCCTGAATCCTCTTGATGTCATCCAAATGAAGGCGAATGACACGCCCAACAGATTGACACATCTCAATGACATTCATCTGACGCATAAGCACCAGGGAAGTCAAACCAGGAACAGAGATACCCTCACTCAAAATGGAGTAGTGCAAAACAATGAACTTCTTGTCGGGATCTGCACCAAACTCACGTACAAGGTTGAAGAACTGTTCGCGGGTAATCTTCTTGTCGTTAAGGAACGCACCGTGCTTACTGGTGATCCAAAGAAGGTCATACCCCATGGATTGCACATCCTCCATAAAAGAAGTAGTGGCAAGCATACGGATCATCACCTTTGTATTAGGAGCAGCAATCAGAACCTTCTCCATGTGCTCTTCATTGTACAAAGTATCCAGAAGTGTCATACAGTCACGTTCTGCTGCTTCCTCACCCTTCTCACGGAAGGAACCAATGGGAATAGCATTGATCTTAGGGGGAAGGATAGAACCGTTACTAATTAGACGGGGAGCAGGGACATTGTAAATGATCTGACCATACACGCTGGTGTCATTCATCCCGTGCTTTTTGTAAGTAGAAGAATACTTAGGAGTAGCAGTGAAGAAGTAGCAGCGGTTGCTAGTATTAGAGAAATGCCGTGTGGAATCAAAAAAGTTCTTTTTGACAGAATTGTGCGCTTCATCAAAATAGATAGAGTCAACAACAATACCTGCTTCTTGAATACGATGCAGGGAATGATAAGTGGTAACGATCAACTTATTACCCCCAGTATGATAACACCAAGAATAAATCTCGTTGGGTTTAGTAGTTGTGAAGTATGGAAGATCATTACCAGAGTGAACATGCATCACAGAGGCATCCATGATGTGCTCAGTAAACTCGGCAGACAACTGTCGAGCAAGCATGAGACGAGGAGCAACAACCACAATAGTCTTGTCCCCAGACTCAAACTGACGCTTGGCATCCATGATGGCAATAAGGGTCTTGCCACCACCTGTCGGAACCACAATGATGCCCTTGTCCACTTGAGACATAACATCAAGGGACTCAGACTGGTGAGGGCGAAGTTGCATAGGTGTCATAGCGATAGAGATATTATACACCAAAAAGACCCCTAGCAGGGGTCTTTGTGTCAATTCAAGAATTGGTCCAGTGTCACTGGTCCATCTGTACCATCGAATCGATAGTGGTATGTAAGAGCATCTGCACAGACATAGTGTGGATGATCCGTAGGAATGTCAAGTCTCCTACACATCTCTTTATGATTATCTTCCATCAGTTCAACAGCATATAGCATGTTGTCAATCACATGCTGTTCGCTGTGGTACTTCTTCAATTCTTCATAAAGACAGACAATGAAGTTACCATCACCAGCACAGTTATCCATAAACCTAGAGTTTGGATTCTTCAAGTTCTCAATTGGAATCTCCTGAATCATCTGGTTGATCAAATCAGGAGGAGTAAAAACCTCTTGGGTCTGTTTGATCCTCTCATCAGAGCGATCAAGAGTAGACCCATGAAGTTTGTTGTGATTGTTCTTAGATGGCATTGTAACGCTCCAGATATTCTACCTCGTCGCTGGTAAAACCAAATTGGTTAGATAGATCCTGATAGTTCGTGATGTCAGGTACTTCCGCATTTTTAATAGCAGGAGTAAATCCTGCAGTCTTTTTATAATTGTCCACAAAAAACTTGATAGTCGGATTATCAAAGATCGCACTAAGACGATTCCCTTCTTCTTGCGAAGTAATAGGGCACCAGCAATTAAGCATACCAACATATCCATTAGAGATAAACCTCTTCTTGTAGGTGGAGGAGAAGGGAACAATAAACTTCAAAACATCACCAGTGGTAGGAACAACATCAGTACGCTCCACTTTATCTGCAGACTTATAGATCTCATACTTGCCATTGGGAGTATAGTCCTCAGTAGCAATCGCCTGACCCATCTTCAGAGGAATACGAGGATGCTTTGAGTTGGCAATCTTATTGAGAATAGAATGCTTAAGTGCAGCATCTCCAACCAGAGGCAGACCATCACGCAAATCCCAAGTAAAAGAACCATCGTGAGTGATGACAACAGTCTTGCCCTGATAAGGTTCATTCACAAGGTGCCAACGGCAGATAGCAACACCTTCAGTGAAGTAATCATCTGCAGTATAGTCAATGAGTTTGAGATTATAAACCGTAGAGAAGAGTTGGAGGAACTTCTTACCCTTACCAGTGTTACCAAGCACAGATGCAGGAGTCACCTCACACATATCTCCACCAGGAGCAAGCAACTCAAGATGCTGCTCAACAATCTTGGTCCATAGTTTGTTGTTCCGCGCCTTCTTAGTGGGGTCGTTGTATGGGGGGTTGGCGAGAATGGCAGTGAACTTCATGTTGGGATGGGAATCGACCACTTTGACACTAGTATCCACATATTTTACACGATTGCGGTGACTATCGCAACTCTCCCACACGGTGAGATTGCTGGGATCAAGACCACGCTCAAGAAGACGAGCAGTGTGAGAACCACTGGGGTCACCAAACATGTAGGTTCGGGACATGTCCTTACAATCATTGATCATAATATCAAAGAGAGATGTAGGAATGGATTGCTGAATAGCAGAGGAGACCGAGAGACCGTTGATAGTCTCAGACACAGACTCCCTCATACTCTTCTGGATACTGTTAGATACCAATCCAATACGACGGGTCAACAACTCCATGCTGTGGGGGTTGAGATTGATTACTTGTGAGAGAATACCCTCATTATCACCAGTGACAGAAGGATAAATCTCAGAACCAATCACATCCTTAATGGAATATACGTTTTGACCACTACGGATGATATAGAACATGGTCAGAGGAATGGACTCAAGCAGTGCCTTGACAGTCTGCTTCTTCAGGGTGTCAAGGTCATCAGACTTTTTTACACGCTCAGTCTCCATGACGACACAACTTTTGTTGTTGGCACCATTGTCATTCAACTGAGACTCCTTCATCACAGTAGTCAGAGAAGACTTGAGATTAAAAACAAAATCTCCAACTCCACTGAGATCCAAAGACTCAACAATGCTGGTCACAGTTGAGATGCTGCTCTCAACATCTGCTGCCAGAGCATCCTCAAATGCTTCTTTAGACAGTTCCTGGAACCCATCATTCCATTCATGGATGTTGGTGAAGTCAACAACACTGAATTGAGACAGGGTGGGATTGTTGTCACATGCCAGTTGGAATGCCGTGTGAATGGCACGGAGGCATCGCTGGGCATCAAAATCAATCACCCACCAGTCATGTTCACCAGAACCACCACGGAATGCGAATTGAGTCCAAAACTCAATCGACTCACCACCACGGCAATTGATGACGGTATCGATCTTCTTAGCAGTGACGCCAAGAACATTTGCAGACTGAGTGATGATCAGTGCTTTTGCGTGCTCATCTAGGAAGCGATTGATGTCATCTTGATCCTTCTTAGCATCGGAAGTAACCACCAATGCGGGGTAATAGCACTCAACCAACTTCTGGAATGCATGACATGCTTTGACACTGGGCAGTGCCATCATGTGATAGGTGCCCTTGAGCAGACGATCACCGATACGGATATTACGCTGAGGACCAAAGTAGTTGTGAATGAACTCACGCACCAGGGAATCATGCAAGAACTCATCACCCTTCATAGTGAAGATGTTCTTCATGGCATCAGGATCATCACCAAAGATCTCCTGATAGGCAGAAGTCTGATACTTAGCAAAAGCAACGTTCATCTTGGGACGCTTGAACACGTCGCGTTGAACATCCAGTTGCTCATCAAAATAGGTATAGACAAACTTTTGGCGCTCATCGGGGAACATCCAGCAGAGTTTGTGTGCAGTGCCAGAGATGTAGCAGATGCGAGTGTCAATTGCATTGCGGAGTTGAACGAACTGGTCCGCAGTGCCACCGATGTGTGCTTCATCAAAAGCAATGAAGTCAACGTTGCTGATCTTATCCAGACGCTTGATAAAACTCTGGACGGTGCCCCAAAGAACTACATTGACATCACGCTCCTTCCAATACTCAAGATAGGTCTCCCAACCAGGATCCTGGACAGAGATGTATTTGACAGTAGGGAAGAACTCGTTAGAATCCGCCTTCCAAGACCCCTCAGGGGACCTCTGACGGGAGCAAACCAGGGATACCTTATAACCACTATCTACGATGTGCTTTAGGACCATTGCAGACTTACCTGCACGGCACTTAGCGAACAGCAAAAACTCATTACTAACGTCCCATGCGGAGGCAATCTTCTCAAGGAATTGCTGTTGATAAGGACGTGGTTTGAACTGACTGTACTCCTTCTGCTTACCAGAGAAGAACTTCTCCTCCATCATCTGGACAAGGATCTCAATGGTATAGAACTTGAGATCAAACTCAAAAGTCTCCTGACCAATCTTCTTGACACCAGGAAGAGTCATCAACCATTCATGGATGATGGTGTCATGGTGATGATCCTTGTCATCACGAGTAGACACGTTCTCCCACCAAGCACAACGAACGTACTTGGAATCCAACTGAGTAAGAACCTGCTTCGCTTTACCGTAGTCACGACCACGGTGGCGGTGCTCCCAAGTGAAGTGGGTCTCCCCGACGTTGAAGGAGTTGGTGGAACCTTTAAGGGTGTCAACGTAGATGTTGATCACGAGTACTAAGATCGCGTTACCCAGTAATTATACACCATAAAAAAGGGGGGTAGTACCCCCCATGACAGTTTAGAGACTGTCCAATCTCGCCTTGAGTTCGTTGATCTGTTCCTGCTGTTCCTTAATTGCCTCAATCAGAACCGCAACCATATTCTGGTATGCAACTGACTTGACACCATCTGGTCCCTCATGTACCAATTCTGGAAGAACTTTCTCAACCTCTTGTGCAATAACACCAATCTCACGCTCAGGTTGACCAATACGATTGAAGTATACACCTCTCAGATCAAGAACCTTACCAAGAGCATTGCTGATACCAACAACATTCTCTTTAAGTTTTTCATCGGAGTTTGCAGTGACAGTGCCAGAGAAGGTTGCATTACCAGTGTTCGCAATTCTCAATCTCTCTTGTGGTGAAGACGCTCCCGATCCTTGTGTTCCAAAGACCAAACCAAACTGACCAGAAGTTCCTTCCGAGACACCTTTAATGTAACCACGTACACCGCTGTTACCAATGTCATTACCCTCAAACTTAAGACCACCATATTCGTAAGCGGCATTAAGTGCGGGGTCTGTTTGTAAGAATCTCAGAGAGTTACCTTCAAGGTCACCAGTTGTTGCAGCATCTGTAGTAATCAGAATATCATTCTGGAAGGTAGAGATGCCAATTGCTTTGATGGTATTGAAGTTAACCTGCTGATTGAACGTTGTGATACCAGTGTTAATAATAAATCCATCTGGAACATTCCAAAGAATTGACTGAGATCTAAACTCAACGTTGTTCTCAAACAGAACAGGACCACTAGCATAGAGAGAATATCCTGGTTTTGCTGATGTAGTCTCGATACCAACGTTAGCAGTTGTCGAGATACCAACACCATCGAATACCCAAACGTCAGATACGTTAGACAGACCAGAACCATCACCCTTGAATGCACCGCTGAAGAGACCAACATAATAGTTGTCTGCTGCAGATTGAATTGGACCAAACTTCTTCCAATTATTATCATTAGTGTAGACCCATCCAAGTTCACCACCAGATCTTGGTTCTGCATCATATACAACATTACCAACGTTGCCAGCAACTTGTGGTGTAGCAATACCAACAGTATACTCTCTAGCAATTGTCTGGTTACCCTGAACAAGCAGCGAATTTGCTTCAACAGGACTGTTGATAGTTACCTTCTCGTTGAATACAACAGGTCCGTTGAATTCTGAGATGATATCATTCTCTTTACCACCATCGACTTTCAATCCTCTTGCAACGGTAAGTTGCTCTGTTGAATCAACATCAAATCCAACTGCACCAGTATCACTAGTGATATCCTCACCAGTTACTGTTGGTACTGGTGCATTTGTAATCAGGTCTTGACCCGTAGATCCACTAGTGAATTTATTAACAGTGTAGGCATTACCTTCATCATCCAGACCATTATAGAATGGTGTACCACCATTTACAGATACTGACTGAGAGAGAAGTCTTTCAATTTGTCTGAACTGTCTATCCTGTCTTTCAGGAAGAGCAGTTGAATAGTTACCAGGACCAAAACCAAGATATTCAAACGTGTGACCAGATGCACGAATGATAGAGTTTCTTCTAAATTCTACTGGCGCAAATTTAACCTTCCTTACAACAGAACCAGTTGGGTGATTTTGTTTCTGAGATCCAAATAATCCACGGAATACGTCAATAGCAGTATCTGTAGTGACAGACTCACTAATTCTCATGAACTCATTGTCAATAACAATATAATCACCAGCATCCCATCCCATATGGGTTGCATTAGTAACTGTCAAAGTGTTGAGTGTAGGATCATTTAATGCTGCTGCCAATGTTGTGGTAATACCAGCATAACTTGGAACAAGTCTTGAAGATGCTGCCTCATCTGCAAAATCAATTAATGCATTTTGTGCGTTAACACCTGTTGGATAAATGTATCCACCACCTGTTGGAGCAATTACTGTTGTACCTACTCCAACATTTACGGCAAGACTAGCAACATTATAAACAGTATCAACATTCCAATGACCATTAATTACTGGAGCAGAGACACCACCAATAACAACACTATTACCAACTAAGAATCCATGAGATTTATTAGTTGCAATACTAGCAATTCCACTTATGTTGTCATATGTTATTGAACTAATTCCAATCGCCTCTCCTGTCAGATATGCAGTAACATCAGACAGAACAGCGGAGTTTACATTAGTAAGACCATTAGTATTAATTCCAGTAACGCTTGCTGGAGCAGCAAATTGCTCTCTATAATAAACCGTACTTGCTGATGATACGTTTATTTGAGATGTATTTCCAGTCTCAACAGATGTAATTCTATAGAGATTGTTATAATCTACAAATCTATCATCTCTAATACCATCGATTCTGAATACGTCGCCAATGCTATTGTGAATTTGCTGAACCGTAACATAACCCTGAATAAATCCTGTGGTTGTTCCAATACCACTGACAGCAAGAGTATTACCAATTCCAAATGCAGATCCACCATCTACAATCTTAATAGCAGAGATTGCACCAGAAGCGTCAATTTCAACGTTTGCTGTAGCAAAATTACCAGTAGTTGATCCAGCAAATCCAACAAGAGTAGCATTATAAAGTGTTTGAGTGCTACCAGATCCATCACCATAATTCAAACCAGCACTGGTAATACCAACCTTTGTTATTGAATTAAATCCATGATCTTCTTCGGTAGTAATTGTATGTGCAATTCCAGAAGAAGATTCAATTTGTGTGATATTAAATCCAGTCAGATAATCTCTGGTTCTCTTGTTAATAACTTCCTTTGTAAGACTATTCTTAGGATTGTTTACCTCAGTAAGTCCAATTGGAGTTGGAAGAGCAAAGGTTCTGGTCTGATCTGGGTCAGATGTTGGGTTGTCTCTATCAAGTTGTGGATAGAGATTTTTAAGTGGTTGACTAAACTTAAGATCCTGGAATGGAGTTACAGCAGGTTTTGAAGAAGAGTCAATTAAAGTTAAGTGGTAAACACCATCCTTTGCGTTTGGAATATATTCCTGAACTTCCTCTTTTCTGTAAACAAATAATGTATTATTAAATTCTTTTCTTTCAAATCTAGGAAGTTCTGTTGTTCTAAGGTTTATATTGTTGTCAAAAGAACCTGGGTTAGTTGTTAAACCAACAGTAAATGACTTTCTATCTGGTCTTCCAGTAACTTCAAATACACCATTAAATCCAGTATATCCAAGTCCAGTTGTGTTAGCAGAAGATACGATGTTAAACAGTTGTACCTTCGATCCAACAGACAACTCGTGAGGGGTTTCTGTTTTGATGGTAGCAATACCAACAATTCCATCCCATACAGCGCCAGAAATAAGTCTTGGATTTCTTAATTCTGAGGTGTTTGAGAGAATTGCTGGGTTTACACTCTTAAACTTAGCGACTTCCTGATTAGTAAATCCAACAGTCTGACTAGATTCTTGCAGAACAAACGAATCTTTTGGAGGTCTTCCTAAGACAGTAGAATCTCTTGGTACAACATATCTTACCTTATAGATTCTATCTTCAAGAGATCTATTGTCAGGAGTTCTACTGAAGAATGTTTTAGGAGTAGCAGCACCAAGTACAGCAGTTCCTAATCCAACAATAGAGTTATAAATTTCATTGTTATCTGCAACAGTAATATACCACTGACCACGAGTTGTATCATACTGGATTGGGTGTGCAATGTCACCAGACTTTTTATCAGATACCCTAGATTCAATCTGGAGAATACCACCCTTACTGTTTACAATAACAGAAGAAGCACTAATGGTGTCATTAAGAGTTTGTGCTAACTTAATCTGATCAGTATTAATACCAGCAGTAATTGCATAGTAAACTCTATTGTGATCGAGACCATCTGGAAGTTCGCCATCGTCACTCAAGATACGTACAGATTCACCACTCTCAAAAAGGTGGAAGTCTGTAAGAGTAAAGATGTTAGAGGTAATACTATTAATACCAATAGCAGTTCTACCAACAGTAGAGATCTTCTTAGATGATGTCTCGTATATACCTTGCCCCTGGGTCTCGGGCATGATAATCTTAGCAGTCTTGGTCTCTGGTTGAGCACCAACGTTAATAATTACTTTAAGGGCATCGTCCTTCTTGGCACCAATTCTATATCCCTCTAAAACAGATTTTGGTGGAACATTTTCATTACTTTCATTGTAAATATAAAGTCTATTGTCATTACCAACGTCAATGGTTTGCTGAACGTCAATTGCAGCAAATTCAATAGTTACCTCTTCATTACTAATTGCTTGAGGTGGTAGAATATGAGTGATGAATCCAGTATCATCTCTGGGGAATGCATCATTTCTAAATCCACTACATACAATCGCTTTTGCACCAAAGTTGGAGTTAGAGTTTGTAATTGAGTGGTCACCACCAGACTCAGCAACAAAGTGATTTGCATATCCAATTGCGAACACAGAGACTAACTGCAAGAAGGCATCATTAGATGCCTTAATGTGGAAGTTCTCATAATTTGGTTTGTAGATTGCAGAAGTGTTTGTGTGAAGATTACTTACTGCTGTGCTGTCTTCATAAACACCAGATACTGCATTATACTTAACAAATGCCCTGTCATCCTTCTGCAGACCAATACCAGTAAACTGGGCAACAACCATGGATTTAAATCCATCTGCTTTGCTACCATCAGCATGGAGACCGCACATACCGTATACAGAACGGAGTGAGCAGTTAAAGATGTATGGAGATGCTGAAGTTACAGAGTCAACAACAATGTTAAGTGTAGGAGCACCAGATACGATACTAGGAAGTGCATTTGCTGGAGGTGTAGAGACCTCATATGTAATTCTTGTACTACTCTGAACACTATCAATTACGAATGATCCGTTATATCCACCTGTAGGAATACCTTCAATTCTAATTGGTGTATCTACATCTAATCCAGAGAGAGATTCTACAAGATCAACTGTAATTGTTGTGCTAGAGGTAGATCCATCACCAGCTTTAATGCTGCTGATACCAACATTCTGACCCTTAGATCCAACAATTCTATATTCATCAATCTTGGTCTGAATATCAAGAGCAGAGTCTGGATAGTCTGGTTGTACTTCTCTTCCACTAGAAGGACCATATACTAATCCAATCTTCTCATAGTAAATGTCAAGGTCAGTTCTTGTAGTTGTATAGTTTAAGAAACTATCATTAAATCCAACTGGATTTACGCCATCAGCATATTCAAAACAAGTTACCTTATGGTGAGAGAAGTTAGGAACGTACTCTGTGGTTCCATAATCTTTGAATACCCTAGCATTTGGGTCAGCATCAAAGAATGTAAACTGGTAGAAGTAACAAGTACCAGTTACACGGAATAAGCACGTCTGTTTGATCGCATCGTCTGCAGGATCAGGAACAAACTTGGGACGAATCTTCGTTTTACGAAGGTCCATACCAACAATAGATGTACCACGGGGGATAATTACACCACCGTAGACAGAGTTCATCTTATAAAGATCATTCTCAAAACTGTCAATATCAAAGTTGGTGTCTAATGTAAATTGGGTAAGGTCATTTGAACTCGTACCACTACGAGTCAACCAATTATTACCAGTAATAGGGGCATCATGAACTGGAATCCATCCAGGTCTATTATCAATTAAGTGCTCACCAGGGTAAACGATAATAGTTGTTCTACTAAATCTATCATTATCGAGTCCCTTCTGATAGGAGAATCTTGCTGCCTCAATCAGTGCTCTCTGGATAGTTTTAAATGGTCTAACGAGAGAGTTACCTTGGTTCTCAATACTATCAGTTGAGTCAATACTTGAAGGATCAACGTAAAGGATATCGCCTCTACTATTTTTCAGAAAATTATCTAAGCGACTAAGACCCATTTTATTACACTAGTTGCTGTTATGATTTATTTATTCATAACAAATTACTCGTGGTATTTATGTTCCAGCACATACTCAACCGTGTTTGCTACGTCTGACATAGCATCCCTAAGGTTAGGTCTTTGCCCAGATTCTTGATGACAGATGGGACGACGGTTATCAGTTAACGTCCACCTCCATTGCCCCATCTCTCCACAATACCAGAGATTAATTCTCATATGCAGGATTGCTCCAATCAGATGTAAAATTTCTTAGATATTCTATTCTATCTAGCATATCCTGATTATGCAATACAAACTCTTCGTTTGCAAAATGTAACTTTACGCCCCTACTTAGTGCAAGATCCATAATATATTGTCTCCTTTCTTTTTTATCAGGAAGAGAGAAAATACTAAACATCAAGATATGATTTACATTACCCTTATCAATCAAATACTCAAGGTAGTTATGATTTCTACCCTCATTGTCACCAGTTTGATGTGGGAATGTATACCCCATTCTAACACAATATTCTCTAACTACTAGTGTTTGAAAATATAAATCAATATGTTTTGTCTTAAATCCATCATATTCAGCGTACATCACCACGTTCTCATCATCATGAATTGCAACATTACGAGAATGAATGATACTCTCCCCAGGAATCCTAAAGTATGCCCCTGGCCATTTACGATGTGGTTGTTGTCCTCTGAGTAAAATTCTTACGTCAATACTAACCCGAGTCTTATTTGTTCTATTAGGAACAGCACCATGAATATGTTCTTGGGTAAACAAAAGAAATTGACTCTTATCAATATTCACTGGTTTACAGATTTGATTACACGCTTCTTGAAATTTTTCATATGACCAATCCTGCTCCAAACACTGTTTGGTAATCAATCTACTTGCATCTAAATGAATTATTTGAAGAGAATTACTATCGTAACACTCAGTAAATGGTAACCAAATAGTTCTCAACCCCAGACCATTGCCAACCCATCTTCCCTGATGAAATGGAAGAACTGTTCCGTTCTTATCCTGATTGGGGACAGTTATTCTAATATTACCAAACTTTTGTATAAGAATATCACTATCCAACTCTGGAAGGATGTATCTTGCAACAATCTCATCAAACTTCTCATAAAAATTAGTATCTGCAAGATCTTTACCAACTAACTTTACAAGTTCACCAATTTTTTTATATGGGACTTCTAAATGTAAAGTCGATAAATCATCCACACTTGAATAATATTTTTGAACACAGGAAAGAACAATGTCAGAAAGACCATAGTTCAAATAATCATAATCATGTATAGATGCATCAAACATACTATGGTCCTTGTGGAGGTTGTTCTAAGTAAATGTTTCCAGAGATCGTTGTTCCAACATTCCCACTCATCACAAAATGTTCTATCCAAGATGGGAAGATTACAATGTGTCCAGATGGAATTTTAGGAATAAAATCCATTGGCAATATATTAGCATATAATCCCCACTGATTCATCATTTCTTTGCGAGCAGGATTCATGAATACTGTTCTAGAATGATCTACAGTATCGTAGATTATAAAACTCCATTGTGCTCCAGAATGAATATGTGGATCTTGCCAATCATTCTCATCATATTCATTTCTCCATACCTGACCAATTACAAATGGTCTATCAGAAAATTGTCCGATACATTCTGATATTACACTGCAAAGGTATTGATATGACTCATCCGTCAAAGAATCATTACCAAGTGTCGTATTAACTTGACTCAAAAAAGATCTGTTGAATTCTGCATCTACAAAATCAATTCGATCCAAATCAATTTTTTCCACAAAAAAAGGAACCGTAAAGATTCCATTTGGTTCTCTAAAATCCGTCATCTAATTCTGCCAGCATTTCTGGATTCTCTAATTCTACATCAAAAAAACAAGGATGACACTCTTCCATAATTAAGTATCCAGACGCTAAAAATAAATCTTCTGCAGTATATCTGCGTTGATGAGTATTTGCAGCGATTGTATAAGAGTACTGAGATTCTTCTTCTGGAGTTAATTCATCCCAGGTAAAAGGTATTCCATTTATGAAGTACATTTTAACCACTCGTTCTGGTGTTCCCAATTCTCTAGGATCATGCCAGCAATACGATTTGGTAATTTTTAACTTCATATTATTACCGTTTCCTAATATTTAGTTTTAAAGGGAGGCGTCCTCTTATACGGGACCATTTGTACTCCTCCCTAGTAGGACGAGAGGGACTTGAACCCTCACGGGAATACTCCCAACAGATTTTAAGTCTGGTGCGTCTACCACTTCCGCCACCGTCCCATAAAAACCTATTCAGGTTTATAAGTTGCGGGATGGAAATTACAATACTCGTTGAATGTAATCTTCATTTCTTTGTTAGATAGACCGCAATGTTGTGCAGCTTTAGGAAGATTCCATTTTG